GTATATCATACCTTCGAGGATATGGCAGACGCGGAGGACTTCTACGTGAAGGCCGTTGCACATATCAACCAGAAGCTGGCCGACGGATGGGCAGAGAAGGACTCTCTCGACTTCAGCCCATACGAACAGGCCCTGGCAGACATTCAGCCAGCTGCTCCGGCTGAAGAGGAATCCCCTAAGAAAACAACCCGTAAAAAGTAAACAGACATGGCAACAATCAAAGGACAGAACCTTAGAATCTTTGTAGGCGAGCGGCCCATTGCCGCCGCCTTGCAATGCGACCTGAATGCGCAGCTGAACGTCACCCCATACTCTACCAAGGACGATGAGGGCGACTTCACCAGGCTGGTTGTTGCCAGTCTTGTGTGGAGCCTGCATTCCAACGCCGTAGTGACGAACGACGACGAGGAGGACGCTATCGGTGCCGTTGATCTTATGGACATGATAGGCCAGCACGTAAGCGTTCAGCTGAACACAGCCGGAGGCGATAAGAACCGCGAGACATCTGGCAGTCTGCTGGGTGGTGAGGCCATTATCAGCGACGTACAGATAACAGCGCAGAACCGCCAGCGCACCGTCTATGATGTAACGCTGACGGGAGTTAAGAACATGCTTATTAACATCAGTCCGGTGAAGACCGCCGACAGCCACTACATCATCACTGCCGACAATCACCGCGTCTGTGTATCAGTAGCCTAAGCCTATGCCGACAGGATTCACATCAGGAATGCGCAACCACCGCGTGACGATTCTCAACAAGGTGCAGCCCTCCGAGCGGCAGTTTGGTGAGAAGACGGGCTACCGCAGGGACGGCTCGCTATGGTCAAGCTATGAGTTCTCGAAAGGCACCAAAGCACTCCGCGAGGGTGCTCTGGATGCCTACGACAGTGTCATCTTCCGCATGAACTTTTCGGCCAACGTCACCATCACCCGCGAGTCGCTGATTGAGTGCGAAGGCAAGGTGTATCAGGTGCAGTCGCTCAACAGCGACAAGCGCGAGAACAAAATCATCATCCGTGCAACGGAGATGACCACACAGGTGACAATTATAGAGCCTACGCCAGAACCCGAACCGACTCCGACACCAACGCCTGACCCTGAGCCTACGCCCGACCCAGAACCTACACCAACTCCGAACGATAACGAAAACGAAAGCGAATGAAAAAGACTATTTGTATAGTGCATTACAACACGCCGGAGCTGACGAAGGCGGCGGTGCTATCCATCAGGAAACAGGGTGGAGGGGACTATCGCGTGGTCATCTTTGAGAACTCGTGCGATGCTAAGCTGGCGCACGGTGAGAGCCGTGAGGCGAGGCCGTTCCCGACGGATATGCCGGGCGTGGAAATTATCGACAACAGCAAGGGGCAACTGGTGGACTTCGACGCAGAACTGGCGAAGTGGCCACGGAAGCGAAACGACGTGGAAAGCCGCTCGGCTCACTTTGGCAGCGCGAAGCACATGATGAGCGTGGACTGGCTGGTGCAGAATATGGACGCGCCCTTCATTCTCTGCGATTCGGACATTCTGCTGAAGCAACCCATCGACGATATGTTTGACGAGACGGTGACAGCCGTGGGACACGTTGACAACGGATGGCAGAACCCGGAGGGCGTGCAGCGGTTGGTGCCGTTCCTTTGCTACATCAATGCGCCTGAGTGCCGCAGGCTTGGCATCCACTACTACGACGGTGGCCGCTGCTGGGCTATCCTGAACGGCAAGAAGAACTGCTGGTATGACACGGGTGCCTCGTTCCTTGAAGACATCCGCAACAACCCCGAAGGCACGTTGAGACAGGTGAACATCATCGAAAGGATTGAGCACCTTTGGAGTGCATCGTGGAAGAAAGAGAAGGAAGCCGAGGGCCGTATGTGGCTCAATAAGCACGCCGATCTGTGGAAGCCGTCGCCCAGTCAGTTGGGTATCAAGAAGGTGGCCATCTGTGCTATTGCCCGTCAGGAGAACCGCTACATCTGCGAATGGCTGGACTACTATAAGAGCATTGGTGTGTCGAAGGTGTTCCTCTACGACAACTATCACCAGGGTGAAGAGCGGCTCATCGACGTGGTGCAGCCGTATGTGGATAGCGGCTTTGTGGAACTGAACGACTACCACGACCGCGAGTTTGCGCAGTGCCCTGCCTATAACGACTGCTACAACCGCCACGGACATGAATATGCGTGGATAGGATTCTTCGATATTGACGAGTTCCTGAGATTCGACGGCAATGACATCGAGGAGTTCATGGAGCGATACACGGCGGGCAGTGTGCTGCTGGTGAATTGGCGACTGATGACGGACAACGGCCTCGTACACTACGACCCGCGACCAGTGCAGGAGCGATTCACGGAGGCCATGCCGGTGAATCAGCATGTGAAGTATGGCTTCCCCGAAAACCGCCACATCAAGAGCATGGTGCGCGGTGGGCTGTCGGCCATGTCGTTCACGGGTCACAATCCGCACTGCCCCAACAAACCGAACCTCTATTGCATCAACGCACAGGGCAAGCGCACCGAACAATGTGCCTTTGCCGATATTGACCATTCGCTCATTTGGCTCGACCACTACTGGACAAAGACCGCCGAGGAATGGGTGAACGTGAAACTCTCTCGCGGTTATCATGGTGACACGCTCTACACGCAGCAGATCATCCAGCAGAACGACCGCAATTTCTTCTCGGTAAACAAGCGGACTGCCGAGAAAGAGGAAATGATGCGTCCGCTGATATTCAGACAACCACAAACAGAACGAATTATGGAACATATCGCAAAGACGGCGCAGGGCAGTGAGCAATGGCGACTGACTGCTGAGAACGGCTGGCTGCTGAAGAGCAAGCTGAGTGGCAAGACCTACAAGACCATCGACACCCGCGACTTGAAACGCTGGGAGGCTGTGGAAGACCCCGATTTCGTGAAGCCAGCACCGAAGGCAGAGAAGCCTGCCGTAGAACCGACAGGAACGGTGGCTGCTGAAACCGCTGGTAAACCCCAGACAAGAAAACGCACGAATAGAAAAGGCAAATAGTTATGGAAATATTCGGAACTAACATCTTCGGAGGCCATAAGCGCGAGAGCCTGACACCGCAGCAACAGGCGGGGGCAGGCATCCCCGTGACGACCGACCCGCAGCATCCGACCAACAAATCGGACGTGAAGGGCGGCTCGTTCGAGGAGCGCATTGTGTCGGCCCGTCATCCGCGAGTGGCATTGACCGTCTCGGCGGTCTATCGTGCCGTGGAACTGAGGGCGAAGACCATCGGGCAGATGCAGATGCAATACCAGGTGCGCGACCGTGAGGGCGGCAACTTCGTGATGGAAGTGCAGAAGCCTCGCGGCGGAAACGTATCATTCGGCACCCGTCTGAACTATCTGTTGCAGGTAGAGCCCAACCCCATGATGTCGGCGCAGTCGTTGTGGGAGCAGGTGACGGTGAACCGTCTGATGCTGGGCAATGGATTTGTGTATATCGAGCGCGACGAGCTGGGCGAGCCGAAATACCTGTGGCTGGCAGAGTGTGGCGGTTACAACCTCGGTACGAACACCTACGTCATCACCTACATGGGCGACAAGGGCATCGTAAAGAATAAGATTGTACCGCGTGAAGACGTGCTGCACTTCCCGAACACCTACCGCGAGCGCAACGGCTTCTGGGGGCTCTCGACGCTCCGCTTTGCCTTCGACACGCTGAGTCTGATCAAGACCGAGGGCCGTCTGGCTCTCGAAACGGCTGCGAAGGGTGGCCGCGTGAAGGGTTTTATCAGCGAACAGGCTCCGGCATCCGGCTATTCGCCCATATCGCAGGGCATGTTCGACCCCAAACAGATGCAAGACTATGCCAAGGAAATCAACGAAAAGGTATATCAGCAAGACATCGTGGCACTGCGTGGGCTGGAGAAGTTCCAGAACCTGAGCCTTTCGGCGCAGGACATGCAGATGATAGAAATTTTGGGCATTTCTCAGGACGACGTTAGTAGGTTTTTCGCCACACCGCGCCCGCTGCTGATGATGGACACCAACTCGCACTACACCACCTACACCAACGCCACGATGGAGTACCTGAGCCGCACGATTGCGCCCGACGGTGCCGAGATGGAGGCCGAGTGCTTCCGCAAGCTGCTCTCCATCTACGACTTCGGCCAGCACCGCTTCCACCTGTGCGAACAGCCCTTGTTGCGCATGGATAAGAAGACGCAGGCAGAGGTGGCACTGCTTAACCTACAGACGGGCGGCACGCTCAACGAGGAACGTGCAGCGCGCGACCTCCCAGCCGTTGAAGGTGGCGACGAACCACTGGCATCGGCCAACCTCATGACGCTGAAGGCTCTCATCGCCAAGGGCGAGGCAGCGACCGAACTTCAGCCCGGCAACTACACCGTGGCAAGTCCGAAACCATCCGCCAAGGAGGGCGAGGGCGAAAAATGAGAAAAACATCGTCACGTGACAATCTCGAAATCGACACGTGACAAATAAAATCTGCCACGTGGCGACCGAAAACTGGCACGTGCCAAAAATAAATCGGCAAAAGCCATTTTGAAAATGGCAAAAGCCAAATTAAAAACGGCAAAAGACAACGAATATGACACCGAACCCAACAAAAAAGGAAATTGAAGCCCTCGAAAGAGAGATTCAGCAACAGAGAAAGAAGCGCGAGAATCACATCAGACGCGCAGTAAACCCCAGATACTAAAACGGGGGTATAGTAGATAACATTTTCAAAGTTAAACGAGAATATGAAACAGGTTAGATTTTTTCCAAACGACCTTTGCGGCCTTCAGGTCCGCGAAGATGAAAACGGACAGCAGAGCCGCGAGGTAAATGGCCGCGCCATCGTGTTCGGTGTGCGCAGCGTGAACCTTACACCGTGGAGCTCTACCCGTGTAGTCTATGAGGTGCTGGAGCCTGGTTGTTTGACACAGGAGCTGATAAACCGCAGCGACGTGATCTACAACCTGAATCACAACAGCAGCGTGCTCAACGTGCTGGGCCGCTTCCGCAACTCTGAGAAGGACACCCTGAAGCTCGAACTTCGAGCCGACGGCGTTTACAACAGCTGCGACCTGCCACAGACCACCGCAGCCAACGATGCTCTGGAGCTCATCAAGCGTGGCGACATCAACGGCCAGTCGTTCGCATTCGAGGATGATTGGGAGGACACCGAGAACGGCGTATCATACGAGCGCACCAACGAGACCATCGACGGTAAGGAAGTATGGATTCGCCACGTCAAGAAGATTATCGGACTCTATGACGTTTCAATCGTCACCCACCCTGCCTACGAACAGACCAGCGTAACCACCCGCGAGAACTCGGAGGCTATCGACAAGGCTATCGAGGAGCAACTGAAGCGCGAGTGTGGCGGCAAGAAGAAGGCAGAGGACGGTGAGGAAACCGACGAGGAGAAAGCAGCCCGCGAAGCAGCAGAGCGTGAGGCCAACGGCGGCGAGACCAATGCCGAGAAGGAAGCCCGTGAAGCCCAAGAGCGTGAAGCCAACGGCGGTGAGACCAATGCCGAGAAGGAAGCACGCGAGACCGAGGAACTGGAGCGCAAGGCACGCGAGGCCAAGGCCGTGATGCGGATGCGCCTGAACCTGCTCGACCTCGAAACCGAGGAAATCGACTTTTAACGAAACTTTAGTATAAACCCTTAAAAAAGTAACGATTATGACAAAGAAAGAAGTTATGAAGAAGGCCGCTCGCAACCGCGAGATTCAGAGCCGTATGCGCGAAATCTACACCAAGATGTTGAAAGAGAAGCGCGAAGATTACAACGAGGAAGAGAAGCGCGAAATCGCTGAACTGACCGAGGAGTTGAACGAAAACCGCCGCGAGATTCTGCTCTCGAAGGACGAGGCAGCCATTGCCGAAATCCGTGAGCAGGTGGACCGCAACAAGCAGTACCGCGAGTACTTGCAGGGCGTTCGCCAGAAGCGCGAGGATGCCACCACAACACTGGCTCCAAAGACCACCCCCGACGGTTCAAGTATCGCCGAGTCTGGTGCCATCAACCTCTATATCGAGGACATCATCGACACCAAGGAGAACGGTCTGGGCCGCCCCGTCGGTCAGTCATTCATCGCCGGTGTTGAGGGCGACGAGCTCTATCCCTACAGCATCAACGACGTTGAGATGGAGGAGGTAGGCGAAATCGAAGCCATCAACGACCAGGCACTCGACTTCGACAACATCAAGGTCACCAGCCGCCGTGTGTCTCTCTCTGTGGCCGTCAGCAACAAGGCCATCGACAACGCCGCCTTCGACCTCGTGGCATTCGTGCTCTACAAGGTTCAGAAGGCATTGCGCATCTACTTCGCCAAGAAGAACTACTCGCACGCCAACTGGCAGGGCAACAAGGGTGCCTTCTCACAGGTTACTCCTGGTACCATCACTCTCGACAACACCATCGGTGCTCAGATCGACGAGAAGTTCGCTGAGATTGCCGAGCTCGGTTTCGACGACGAGGGCTGCGTAGTCATCTCTCCGAAGATGGAGGCCCGTCTGAAGCACACCTTCGAGGGCGACGGTGTGGCAGCTCACCCCATCATCGCCGACGGCCTGCTCTGCGGTCACCCCTACGTCTCCACCAAGCACATCAACTACACGTTGAACGGTGAGCAGGAGTACGTGAAGGACACCGACGAGTACATCGGCATCGGTCTGTTCCAGTACCTGCCAATACAACAGCATGGTCTGGTTCGTCAAACGGTCGATGCGACAAGTGCTCAGGTGGCTAAGCAGAACAAAACTGTTATCGTCTTTTCGACAGAAATTTCGATTACGGAGCTCAGTCAGAAAGTGAACGGCAATACCAGCGGCAAGCCCCAGGCATTCATGCTGCTGAAGGTCGTGAACCCCAGCGCGTAAACTCTCTCGAATCTTCTTCGTGGACATAGTTCCTTGACCGCCTGCTGGCTCCGATGCATCAGCAAAGGTTGACTGGCAGGCGGTTTTTGAAGAAGAAATCAACAAAAGTAAATAACCACAACATCGCAAAAGTAGCTAACCATGTTCAAGCTCGACGAACTTCTCTACAATGCCATCTGTGCAGATGCCGAACTGATGACCGTCATCGGCGGTCGTGTGGAATCGACCTGCTTTGAGGTGTCGCCAGAAGAAACGGACAACACCCCCCTGCCCTACATCGTCATCCGCGACGAGGGCAAGCAGCCTGCGCATGAGACAAAGGACGACGATTGGATGCCGAGCACGTGGCAGATGGGCGCAGCGATAGAAGTAGGGGCGAAAGACCCGAAAACGGTGGACGACATCGTGATGAAGGCTATGCAGGCCGTCAACAACTACGTCACCACCCTCTACGACCAAGGCGACTACATCCCTAACCTGCTCGAAGGCTTCCCAAAGACCGACGGCGTGGCATGGGACTGGATGAAGCCCTGCTACTGGGACCTGGTTCACTACGCTTGCGACGTTCAAAACAACGTATAAACTATGGGAGCAATTAAAGGACAGAACCTCCGCGTTATGGTAGGAGGAAAGTGCATAGCAATGGCTACCAGCTGCCAGATTCACATCGGAACTCAGCTGGAGGACGGCTCAACCAAAGACTCTACAGGCGACTGGTCGGAGCAAGAGGTTGTAGGGCTGAACTGGGATGTTCAGACCGACTCTCTGGTCACTTTGACAGACAATGGAGCCAACGGCGAAGTAACAACCGACCTGATGTCTCTGATCATCAACAAGACAAAGGTTACGCTCTCGTTCGACACAACTGCCGGTACAAACAACCGCGTTGGTCAGAACTCAGCTATCAAGCGTACAGGCGATGCTTACCTAACCAACTTCCAGTTGACCGCACCCAACAGGGCAAACTCCACTCTTCAGTGTCAGTTCACTGGTACCGGAGCGTTGTCAACTGTATCTTAACGAGACAATGAACTAAACTGTAGCTCAGAGGCCCCGCCGTCTACTGTACGACGGGACCTTACAAACAATTACACACATGGCAGCAATTAAAGGACAGAATCTCAGACTGCTTCTGACAACAGAACAGGGAGGGGACGCGCGTTGTATCGCCGCATCCCAGACGTGCACCGTTCATCTTGCATTGCAGATGGAGGAAGACACCACGAAGGACAACGACAACGACTGGATAGACTACGAGCCGGTAGGCATAAACTGGGACGCTCAGGCACAGGCCCTGGTTGTAGTTGATGCCGAAGACACAGGTGGCGTACAGATAGGCGACATGCTGCAAGTAGGTATGGAGGTGCTTGTTCAGTTCAGCCCCACCAGCGGAACGAAGAACCGCGAGGCTGAACAGAGCATCGTAGAAGGATATGCCATTATATCAGACCTGCAAATCAACGCCACCAACCAGGAGCTGTCCACCTATACCGTACAACTGACAGGCAGCGGCGACCTTTCGTTCGTTGACCCGAACGCATAACCCAAGACAAAAAAAAGGAACTATATGATTAAGAAGGAAGTAACACTATGCGGTAAGCAAGTCACACTTGCTTACTGCTTTGCCACCGAGATAGGCTACAAGATTCTCGCAGAAGAGGAATGCATCGACTTTATAAAGGAGGTATTCGCCAGTATAGAATCCAACCGAATGCCGGACACCAAGAAGAGCATTATGCTGATTATTGCGGCTGCAACGGCTTATGCGGAATTCAAAGGCGAAGATGTGCCCATCGACAACAAGGACATCATGTATAATGCCAGCAGCGTAGAGATAGGCAATGCCATAGGCGTACTGGTAAGCATGTACGTCGAATTCTACAAGATGCCAGCAGGCGAGGAAGACAAGAAGCCCGACGAACAGGAAGCAGCCGAAGACCCAAAAAACGCCTAACCGCCAACGACATCTATCAGCTGATCGTTGGCGAGGCAGGTTTCCCGCGTCGTGATTTCCTATATGATATAAGGTTCTGGGAGGCAAGACGGATCATTCGAGGATATAACAACCGCAAGCGCGATATGTGGAGCGCATGTCGCTGGCAGACCTACCACATACTGCGTGCCAGCTTTATAGACCTGAAGGCCGCCGGCATCAACTCCCCAGCCGACCTCATATCCTTCCCCTGGGATAATCCCGACGAGGAAACAGGTTCAGGCAATATGCCGACAGACGAGGAAATCGCACAGATGCAAGCAGAGATGCGAGAATTTAATAAACGAATAAACAAGCAAGGGAAGTAAAATACTTTTCACATTATCTGTTAAGGGCCCACGCAGTGATGCGCAAGCCCTTTTTTATGTTTTACCCCTCATTTTGCTATCTCCGACATTACAAAATACCATTATTTGCAATATATTACAAAAATAATCCTCATAACATTTGTAATATATTGCAAATTGTCGTATCTTTGCATCAGAAACAAGAACAAATAACAACAAGAACCGGCGGCAACGGATAAGCGGCAAAAGATTATGAATACAACAGTAGCAAAGAGAATTGAGTTCCAGACAAACAGAAAGTCTCAGGAAACTGGAGAACGTATATACCTCTTTCGTGACATGGACTTCTACTTTATGTATAATGAGGATGCTGAGATAGTAAGCAACATTCTGGGCATAAACAAGTCAACGGCAATAGACAACGACTTCTCCTACACAGTTTTCCATTCAAACAAACTCGACCAATACCTGCCGGCTATCATCCGCCACGGCCACAGAGTAGCAATCGTTGACAACTTATTCTAAACCCACAGGGGAGGGGCAACCCTCCCACATTATAATAATATAAATATAAACCTAAAAATATATACGACTATGAAACATTACAATCAATTACCGCTGAATGTTCTACAGATCATGCTGGAGCGCGAAATCATCGAGATAGAGAAAACACACAATGTGCATCTGGAGTCTTTATTATTCCCCAAGAGCGACATATATCAAAATGGAGGGGATTGGTGCGAAACCATTTATGCCACAATGAAAGTCAACGAAGACTACAAGGTGTATGAGTTTGAATGGGATTGCAACGACGAGGAAATAACAACAGTAATGGAAAGGAAATAACTATGGC